TGCCTTTCAAGTATGGGCTGTGAAGGCGTGGCTCAACTAGCCCCCGTTTGATCGGTTTAACTTTGGTAGTCATCCTGTCGGGCCTTGGCTCGGTTGGCCTAAACATGGGCCTGTTTGAACCTGTACGGACGTGATCGGGGAGGTACGATTTGAAAAGGCAGGGGGGGTAGCCTGTTTGGCTAAAAAAACGCCCTGTGAGCTGTTGCCCTTGCTTACGTTGCACCTTTTACAAGCTGCCACCATGTTATCCATATCCATCACATCACCTTGCTTCGATATAGGTACTACATGATCCACCTGGTTAGCATCACCACCGCAGTAATAGCAGACGTAGTTATCTCGATGCAGTACCCGTAGCCTAACCATCTTGTACCCAGCAGACAGCCTAGGGTCACCGCGCTTCGCCATCTTAGTAGTGCCCAGTCTTTAGATGATAGGCCAACGCCTTACATGGTGTGCCATACCTATGAGCTATGTACTTGAGTCCGGCATCTATCTGCATATAAGGGTTATTGATCTTTAGCTTTAATAGCTGTGGTATTCCATATGCAGATGATCGCTTGTTATCAGCTCTAGGATTCCACTTAGATTCTAAATACCAAAGCTGCTCTAGACATAGGTATTGCCTATGGTTAGTTAGTTTTATATGACTATAGAGTTTATATTTTTCTTTTTCTATATCATTATTATTAATCGCATAAGCATTATTATTAAATGCGATTACAAGAATAGATTGTATCATGCCCCACCAAATCCATTTCAATTTACGCGGGATCTTGGGCGTGTCGCTACTCATCGCACTCATGCTTTTCATCTGGGTTAAAGCTGCAGAAATAGCATCCTGCGTTTTGTCCACAGGTTTTGCACAGGTACTTAAACTGTATAGAGTCACAGCATGCGTTATACACAGCGTTATCCGCAACTGTGTAAAACTCCTGGCCTAGTCGCTTAGTCATCTTGGTCGCCTTCAGCTTCGACTTGCTTCATAAGATCCTCAAAGGCAGTCATAACATCTTGCGGCGTTTTAAATGTATTGCTGTTCTCGGCTATGCGTTCGGCCATTTTCCAGTCATTGAGATCAGTCATTATCGCCCCTAATTGTCGCCACGATCTGCTCTACTAACGCGCCTACGGCTAGGTTGTCGCACACCTGGCATACATGTAACGGCATAAATTTATGCTCGATCTCTTTAGCTAGTAATTCCCTGAGATCCTGCAATATCGTACGCATCTCTGTATTACTCATTTGTCTTTACCCCATCCCGTTCCCTTAAATATGATACCTGGCGCGCTAAACACGCGATTCATTGGGTAGCTGCAGCACAATGGTGCGCTGTCGCCGTGTGTGCTTACCGGATGATTCATCTCTAGCTCTACGCCGCATTGATCGCAGCGATACAAGTAACTAGGCATTTTGCACCGAATTAGGCATGACTGTATATGCGCTACTGCACTGCTCGCACTTGATAATGATGATCGGGATAATGCCATTAACCAGGTGAACCGAAAGGCTCATCTCTTTGTAGTCCTCGCAATTACAGCTGATCTTTAGTTCATTAGTCATTTAGCATGTCCTCATCTTTAGCGCGTTCACTATTGAGTAGCATCTCTATGCCCATAACGCCACAGCCTAAGCATTGAACGCAAACTACGTTAGGCGGCAAGTTAATAAATTCATCTACGATCTTATGCGTTTGCATGCCAGGGCCAATCTTGGCGCAAACCCTGCAGTTAAGCCTCAGTAATGCCATATACAGACTTCCTTAGCGCATCCATCTCAAATAACTCACGTTGAGATACCCAGAAATTGCCATCAGCTGCGTTGTAATACTTGGCTTTCTTAGCCCACAATATGGGCATCCAGCCGATGATCTGATATACAGGTGACTTATTTACGCACAATATTGCCACATCGCTAAGGCGTGGGTAATCCTTATGGATGATTAAATGGCCGTTAATGTACTTAGTCCACTTAACCTCAAACCCTAAATTGCCTAGCTGTATGTCCGGTGCATCGTGGAAAGTATTTACAGTAGGTATAAAGTTACGAATACCCATGTACTGCGCGACTGCTATTTCTGCGCCAGCGGCTTCACTATGCTCGGCAACGAACTCGTGAAAGTTTATCTTTGTGTTATATCGCCCAGCATGATCAGGTGTATTAGCCTTCTCGCCTGTGCTACGGGCAAACCCACTAGCTGCTGCCTGTAACTCCTGCGATCGATCTAAGATCACCTGGACGATCTGAGCCATCTCGGTTATAGCCATATTGGTTTGCATTGATCGCCCCGTGACTTACTGCTACAGGTATAGCCCCGGTATTTATTGCCAGTTTTCTCGCTTACGCCTTCTTTGTAAACCATGCGGCCATGCGAGCAGATAGGTGCAGGATCTACGATCTCGCTGCCTAATTGCGCTTTGATGTCTGCAATCGTTTCAGCTGCAGGGCGCACACTTCCCACGCCATCAACCTTTACTGCAGGTGTAGCAGTAGCCCATAGATCAACCTCTACTGCAGGCTGAGCCGCTAAGCGTTCTACCTTCTCCATGTCCTGGCGTGTAGGCCGTGCATCGCTTGGCATCAACAAGCCTATGCACCTTCCAATGCTGGACGTAGAACAGTTCTCAATCCAAAAATCCCTGTTTACGCCTCGATCTGATCTCTGCTCAAAGGCATAATCAATAGCTGCCGGTACGACATCCTCATGCTCGCGATAGGCGCAGGCTCTAATCACTACATAACCATCTTTAACGTTTAACTCAACGATCTCTGTAGTTATACGGCCTGATATGTAAGTTTCTCTAAACCGCTTAATGCGGCTGTTCACATCCTCATAGGTTGATAGATCAAACATGGTTTTCTCCAAAATGACATTTATTCTTATCACCAAAATAAATTAAAATGCCATAGGGGTGAAAATCTATTGAAAACTCGTTATGACCTTTTACATGCACTATGCCGTAATAAGCTACTTCTAAGTCATTACCTGTGTTTTTAAAAAAAGTGATTCGTTGGCGTTTACACATTATTTGACCACACGATCACTAGCTACACGCATACCAGCTGCGCGGCCACGATTGTAGCCATCCTTCACGCCTTCTTTGTAACCGACTGACCAACCTACGATAAACCAAGCAATACTTACCATTATTACAAATACTGCTACTTTTTCTATATCCATTTACTTCGCCCTTGTTTGGGTTAAGCCGTGCTACACCGAATTAGGTAGCCCTGCCTAACGTGTAAATAAAGGGTAAAGCCTGGGTATGACAGCGGTCAATAACCGACACGCCCTAACGCTGTAGCAACATCTCGTAGATGCTATCCACCTTAGTTTCTATGCGATCTACTCGACCCCTTAGGTTATGGCCGCCGTTATTGTCTATTCGTAATTCGCTTAGGTAGTACTTCACTAAATGGCGAACCAGCCCAGCCGCAAACCCCATAAGTGTGCAGATACCTATGGCTATTGCTAATAGCGACTGGGCGGCCGTCATTACTTAACGCCGAAAGTGTTATCGCTAGGATTCATGGCTCGCAATAATGGGCCAAGTAAACCTGCAACGAAGGCATTAGCTAGTGTCTTTGGATCGGTGATACCGGACATGTAAAGTGCAGCAGCGCAGCTAACAGCAGCGCGTAGGTATGACAGGCCAGCGGCCTTAGCTTGTTCTTTCATGGTCTTACTCCTAAATGCCCTTAGTTGACTTGTTTTAATACTGCAATCGTATGCGTACCCGATGCAGCAATACCATATAAGCCTTCGTGATCTCCTACAGGCACTTGCATTTTATCGCCGTTATCTAGTTTGTAACCATTAGATGTAGTTACGTTAGCATCGCCTAAATAGACAGCACCGCCGCCTAGATTATGTAGCCATACTGTCTGATCCATAATATTGGCAGCTACTAAAAGCGTGGCTGTCGTGGTTATTGTTACTTGTGCGCTAGTCGGCATAACTTAATCCTAACTTTTCTATTAGTTTTGCGGCTTTTACGGGGTCGATCCCCACCTCAAAATGCATTTCATCCCGCCTAGTCCATGTACCGCCCCAGATCAAAGAATATTTTTTAGTCAATGCCAGGATCATTGGTACTTTCTCAGCTGGAAACGTTCCAGCCTTGCCTAGCGGATGCTTAGTCGCATTTAGGTCTATGGCTGTACCGCTGCTGTGATTGCTTAACTTGCCCGGTACGCCTCTAACATCTCGGTAGCAGTAGCCCCAATCATCAAGCGCACCGCCATCGATCGGCTCGATCAATTCATGAAAAGACTCAGCAAAGGCAACCAATAAAGGCGCAGCAAAATATGCGCAGCGCAACTTAATAGTGCTGCCCTTAATCGGGTAAGACTTGATACGGATCGACTCAACATCTTTAGAGGCTGGCCAGCCGTTATAGCTAATTGCCTTTGACACTTGCTAAATATTCTTGATAATCCGTATTACCTAGATCGCGTGGAATAAATGAAACGTTTCCATTTTCATCTGTTTTCTTAATGTTGCCGCCAGTTGGATCTAGGTCGTTTAGTTCATAATTTGTCATTTTATAACTCCGATGAGTAGTCGATGTAAGCACTTGTGTTTACAGCTGTTAGGCTAGCTACAGTTCCCGCTACCCAAGAAGGTGATCCAGACATATCAATTCTACCTGACCAATAATGTAAATTCTGGCGATCAAAGGTAAAGGCTGAAACTGTGTAATCTGCGCCAGCAGAACTAGAACCTATCTGGAAATTGGTTGCGGTCGATGTGCTAATCGTTGGACTGGTTCGCATATTGCCAGCATTAGGAATTGGCGTGTTAACGAAAACCGCGCGCGTTGTTGGTTGACCAGAAATAAAAATACCAGAGCCCATTCCGCACGAAGCTGAGATTGCGTTCTGTCGTTGGAAATAACGCTGGCAAGCTGCTAATTCGCTTTGTAAAGTAGGTGTTGCAAGTGACCAAGTAGTATTAGTGCCAGAATTGAATTGAACCTTAGATAATGTTTTAGTGGCACCTGACGCGGTAAATTCTACAACGACATTGGCTGCGCCATCTGCTGTAAATGTTACAGGGGAAGCTGCATAAGATGGTGGTGTGCCACCTGAATTGTAAACCCGAGCAGTAGCAGTGCCAGTCCATGAAAGAGTATAAGTACCTGCTGGCACTAGACCCTGTTCAATAACTTGCTGTAATCCACCGCCAGAGTTAATTGTAATTGATTGGCCTTGAGTTGAGGCAGTAAAAGTTAAAGTAGTATTTGTATAATTAGATTTCCAGCGATCGAAACCATAAGAGCCAGATGCTAAATTAGCAGCAGATACATATACACGCTGATTGATTGCAAAATTTGAATTAATAAGAATATTGGTTAATGATCCACTTGCACCAGAAACAGCAGTCCATGCCGATCCTGAATAATATTCAGTTGAGTTAGTGTCCTTTAAGAAAGACATATTGCCTTCCTGCGGGCTAGTAACTGCAGCAGTTCTAGCTGCAGCATCAGCAAACACCCAGACACCTTGCATTAGGTAGCCATCAACGTCATTAGCCGTTAAAACTTCTCCTGTCGTAAAATCTTTAAAGCCTAGTCCTGCTCCCATTTTCTTATCTCCTTAGTAACTCAATACAGATGTACCAAGTACGCCATATTGGGTTGAGTTTAATATAAACCCATCAATAACAGGTTCAAGTGTAGTAAAGGTAGTGCGCCATTTATTCGGGGTAACGTTATGTGCCACGCCGAAAACTTGCAGGGTCTTTGTAAGGGTGGATGCACCTGGTTGGTTAGTAGTAATAGTTACCGGGTCAAAGAAATCGAGATCAAGCGCGGCTAATATGCCATTGGCATAGTTATCTGTGTATAGGTCTAGCTCGATGGCATCGCATCTAACGCTGGTTTCGGCACGGCTTGCAACGTATGCCTGCGCATAGTCTAGGGCTACTGCATCGGTCTGCATGAGCAAGTTCTGAATATTGTAAGTGTGGGCGAAATACTTCTCGACACTAGCTGCGTTAGTAGCATTTTGAACTGTGCCACCTGTGCGGCTTACGTTTGCCTGGTTAAATATCAAGGTGTCATCTAAACGCCAGAGTGCATTGGCATAGCCAATATCTGTGCCGTTATCGTTAAATACTGTAGGTGTACCTGCGATGCTTGCCGTAGTTACTGTGCGATCTTGAAATACGAACGAACCCGATGCATCAACGTAAAACGCGCCGTACTCACTATTTGTAACAGTTTGTAAAGCTGCTAGGGCTGTACGGGCTGTACCGGGGTCTGCCTGCAAAGTAGTTAAACCAGCATCAATATCGCGCATAGATGCTGGCCACGCAATAGTGTTAAGGATTTGGTTAATTCTTGTACCGCTTAGATCGCCAGCGGTCGCACCTGTAACTGCAGCAATTTGAGCATTTTGCGCTAGTCGCTGAGCATCTACAGCCTGAATAGTTGTATAAACAACATCGTTAGCATTTAGTGGGGTGCTAGTTGTATAGCTTGTAATAAACCCTGAGAACATCGGATAGGTAACGCCGGCGGATGTAGCAGAAATAGATACTTTACGCATAGGCGTTAAATAGCCGTAATACGGGCTGCTAGGGTTTTGCGGGTTAAAGTCGCCGTTCTGATCAACAATACGCAGGCTTAGCGTACCTGTCTGAAATTCATCTACCTGTGCATTACGGCCGCGCTTAGTAGTAACGCTATCTACTACATCGCTTACATCCACGATAAGAGCTGCTGAGTCTGCCAGTACGTTAGTGCCAAGTATGCCTTCACCAATAATGAAAGCCTGTGCAAACGAT